AAGAGGTTTTAGATGATATTTCAGCCCTAACCAAGAGAGTGAATATGTTTATAGACATTGCGACCAATGCACACATTAACGACCCATTGTCATCTCACTTGGCAGGGATAGAGATCGAGGCAAGCGGAATAGCTGGCACACAGCGTTCACAGTGTCTTGCAGCGGTAAAACAGCATCAAGGATTAACCAGTAAAGAGTTATGCGACATAACTGGACTGGATCGCTACATGTTAGCCAGACGATTACCGGAGATTAAGCAGTTAGAGCAGGGAAAGATGAAGATTTGCAATATTAGCAAGAAGCTAAGTGTGACTTGGTGGTTGAAGAAGCCTAATTAAAACAAAGCCCACAGACTCGGAAAAGTAAACGTGGGCTTTATCGTAAACAGCGGAGTAATTATATGATTTTAAGAGAATATCAGCAAGTACAGAATGATGCCATAAGAGCATCAGCCATGCTGGGCAATAGACGGATTATTTCTTGTGCGCCTACCGGTAGCGGCAAGAGCATCATGATTGGCGAGTTAGTAGCCTCTTTGTTGGAAAAGAAGTCAGGCACTCAACGTGTTGTGATTGTGTTACCAAGACGTTCATTAGTAAAACAACTAAGTGATTCATTCACTGGTTGGGGCATTAATCATGGCGTAGTAATGAGTGGAATCAAGCCGTTTCTGATGCCTAGATGCCAGATAGTGAGTATTGATACTTATACGTCAAGAATGGCAAATGAAACATTGAAGTTTATAGAAGGTGATTGCTTGATCGTGGATGAGATGCACTTGCAGTTTACACCAAAGAAACTGGAATTATTTGCGCGTTATCCATTCGTTATAGGTTTCTCAGCGACACCGGTAGCACCTAACAAGCAGAGTTTAGGATTATTTTACGATTCGATTGTTGAGACAGTGACATTGGGTAAATTAACAGAACTTGGGTTTTTATCGCCATTGAAGTATTACGCCCGTCCTGACATTGATTTAAGTGGATTATTGCTAGGCAAAGACGGTGATTGGCGAGAGTCACAGCTTGGTGATGTGATGGACAAACCTAAGCTGATCGGTGACATATTTGATAACTGGCAACGTTTAGCACGAGATAAAAGCACTGTTATTTTTGCCAGCTCGCAATCACACGCGAGGCATATCTGTGATGAATTTAATAGTCATGGTTATTCAGCAGAATATGTTGATTGCAATACACCAGACGAACAAAGGCAGGAAATGTTTGACAGGGTTCGTGCCGGTAAAACAAAAGTTATTGTGAATGTTGGCATTGTGTCAGTCGGTATCGACATACCTAACTTGGAATGTGTTGTGTTGGCACGTCCTACACGCAAGATAGCGATGTATTTACAGTGTTTGGGCAGAGTCACACGAATCTGTAAGGGTAAGACACACGGCATTGTTATAGATCACGCTGGCATTATTGAAAGACTTGGATTTGCAACCGATGACTTTGAGTGGTCACTTGATGGCAAAGAGTCAGTCGAGGATCGGAATAAAAAGACAAAAGAAGAAAAGAAAGAGCCAAAAGACATTATTTGTGGCGACTGCGGAACGGTATTCAGGTCAAGACGTTCATGCCCAAACTGTGGCTATGAGTCTATTCCACAAGGTATGCCAGTACCGACACATCAGGCAGATTTGAAAGAGGTCGTAAAGATACGCTCCGTTGATAAAAAGACGTTTTATGCCGAGCTATTAGGGTATGCCAAACAGAACGGTAAAAGCAGTAAGTTTGCCCTGGCTATTTTCAGAAAGAAGTTTAACGAATGGCCACATGGAAAGAACAGCGCACAACCCATAGCACCCAGCCCAGAGACGATTGGTTATATAAAGCATAGTCATATTGCTTTTGCTAAGAGGGCAGCGGCATGAGAGTTGATATCAAGCAAGAATGTGCTGGTCGCTGGAGTGGTGTTTTAACTAATTTGGGCATCGATGCAAGGCTATTTAATGGCAAGCATCAGCCCTGCTTATTTTGTGGCGGTAAGGACAGAGCCAGATGGGATAGAGCCAAAGAGTTTTATTACTGCTCACAATGTGGACACAAGCAACCGATTGACATGGCTATTGAACACACCGGATTGTCATTTAAAGAAACAACTAACTTAATCAGGCCAACTGTTATGACGACACCACTACAAATTGTAAAGCCTGCCGATACACAACAAGCAGAGGCAAGAATACGCAAGATTCATGCAGGGTTAAAACATATCACGCCTGACACAGCCACTTTTTTGTACCTTGCAAAACGAGGCATAACAGTTTTACCCGATGCTGATTGCTACGAACATCCTAAATTAGATTATTGGGAGGATGGCGTTAAAACGGGGACTTATCCGGCAATGGTGTCAGTTTTTAGAACGCCAGTGGGTGAGGTGTCAACCCTTCATATCACTTACCTGACTAAAGATGGTGAGAAAGCACCCGTAAAGATAGCTCGAAAGATATTGCCAGTTATGCGCCCAATGGTGGGGAGCGCTGTTAGATTGTTTGAGGCTGAAGAAGTGCTGGCTATTACGGAAGGCATAGAAACTGCGTTATCAGTAAGACAGGATCAAGGCGTTCATTGTTGGGCAGCAGGATCAGCACAAGCAATGGTCAATATCGTTATTCCTGAGAGCGTAAAAGTCGTTTGGATTTATGCCGATGCGGATGAAAGTTTTACCGGCCAGAAAGCCGCTTATGACTTAGCAAATCGGTTAAAGGTAAAAGAGGGAAAAACCGTTCGAGTTGTTACTTTAGTCAATCAAGAAACCGTTGAAGATTATGGACGTAAATGCGATTACAACGATTACGTCATTATGAAAGCCGCTTCCTGACTGAAAATGCACGAGTTTACAGAGATGATAGAAAAAACATTTGGGATACAAGCTAAAGCTATGAAGCATAAAGACACATTAATCATGCGTGAAGGTAAGTTTCAACAAAAACGCAATATGACTGTGCCTAAATCGGGGGTTAGCTGGTGAATATTTTTAATGATTGTAGGTTTATTGAAAAATTACTAAGAAAGCGTAGTAAATCAAGACAGAGCTTTAAAACTGCTTTTAAAAAACCAGAATTAAAACCTATTGAAATAAATTTTTCTAAAAAAGAGGAATTTCTTTTCTGGAAGGAAAGAAAGAAGGAGTTTGGGTTTCGCGCATGAAAGTCACCATGCCTTTACTCGAAGAAAAAATGGAACACATTAACGCGGCTCTAAATAAAGCGATTGAGGTTGGAGGCATGGAAGTCGTCATCCAAAAACACGTCAAGAAACGCACCGATGGTCAAAACCGTTATCAATGGAAAGCTATCTTGGGCGATATATCAAGACAAGTACGCATAGACGGTAAAAGCTACACGCCTAAAATCTGGCACGAGCATTTGAAAGGATTGTTTTTACCTGATGAAGCTAGTGAGGAATTGACTTTGCCAAGCTATGTGAAATGGGAAGAAATGCCAGACGGAACACTCAAGATGGTAGGCAGTACAACCAAGCTAACCACTAAGGGCATGAGTATCTATTTTGAACAACTCTATGCGTACGCGGTGACTGAGTTGGACGTAAGGTTTACAAGTAACTTATGAGTAAATTACGAGAAAGCGCAAGAGGACAAGACTGCTTAGTCAGATTACCTGGTGTTTGTAATCGCAATCCAGAAACAGTGGTATTGGCTCATTTAGGTGGTGGAGGTATGGCATTAAAAAAACATGATATTCATGGTGCATTTTGCTGTAGCAGCTGCCATGACGAAATTGACAGACGCACACGATTATTTGACAAGGATTATGCAGAATTGGCACACAGGCAGGGTGTTGAGAGAACACAAAATTACTGGATAGAGCATGGCTTACTCAAAGTATAAAAACTGCAAGACGCTCATCAATGGACATGAGTTTGCCAGTAAAGCAGAAGCCAAACGTTATGTAGAGTTACATGTATTAAGCAATGCTGGCGTTATATCACAACTCAAGATGCAATCTAAATATGAACTGATACCAAAGCAAAAAAGATCAGATGGAAAGATGGAGCGAGCCTGTCATTATCTTGCTGATTTCGAATATATCGAGAATGGAAACTTGATAGTTGAAGATGTTAAGGGCGGTAAGTCTACACCCGAATTTATTATTAAACGCAAGCTGATGCTAGATAAGTACGGAATCACAGTGAGAGAGATTAGAAAATGATTGATTGGTTCGTGTTTCCGTTTTACGCAACAATTTTATTTATGATTTATGTGATTTATTCAACCTGGTGGGGATGCTGATGTTACCTGTTAAAAAAGAAAAAGAAGCTGTAGCTTGGACAACGGAATCAGAGATTGAATACATCAATCAAATAGGAACATTTAGACCTGATGATTGTGATCGAATTACTTTCTTAAAAGGATACTTAGCTTCTTTACCTAATCGAGTTAGATGGGCAGGTATTGATCGGATAAAAGTAACCAAGCACGCAAAAACATTACTTTCTGAAAACTTAGCAAGGGCAGCAGCGCAATGATCTATTGGGGTTTTCTAAAATTAAAAGACTGGACCATATTTCCTTGGGTGATGACTGATGTTGAAGGCTTTGAGTTTACCTGGCTATTTCTTGTTGCAGGATATTGTAAAGAAGGCGAAATAGATGGAGGAAGTTGAGTGGGACGTAGAGTTACTATACAAATGGGCAAATATGAATAACAAGACAGTCAGTGAAAAACAGGAAGATGAATATATGGCTAGGGTTAGAGTGCTTGTAATCGATCAAAAGAAAAGCAATATGGAAGCAAGACGAACAGCATTTAAGGAAATTATATGACTATAGAAGCAACGCTGGAAGAAAGAGGCAGTCGTTATGGTGCATTTACCGAACATGCGCGTATCACTCAAAATATCAAACGCGCTATGGTTGATAGTCCTAACTGGAATACTCTTAAAGACGATCAGAAAGAGTGCTTAGAAATGGTAGCGCATAAGGTAGGAAGAATATTGAATGGGGATCCTGATTATCATGATTCATGGCACGATGTTAATGGGTATGTAAAGTTAGTTGCTGATCTATTAATACCTGAGAAGTTATTACTATGATTGAATGGCCAATGATTAATTTTGGTCCAGTAAATTTGTTTAATGTGCCAAAACGTTTCAAGAAATGTGAGCATGATAACTGGATGATGTTGTACAGCATGAATCAGAAATGGTGCTATGGAAAAAATTGCGGTGAAAAGCGTTATATCAACAATGGTTTAAAGATAGAACATCAGAGGTAAGGAATGGACATGCAGCTACTAGCCGTCTTAATCGCGCTATCAATCGGAGTTATCGGTATTACTGGTGTGCTTGTTAAGTACGCTCTGAAGGTATTTGATGACATATGGAAAGATGATGACAACGGGTATTTCTAATGGCGCTTAAGACAACGAATAAGAATAGAAAGAAAGTAGCCAAGTTTAGAGCAGACGAAAGTTCATATAAAACGGAAAATATTGCAAAAACACAAGATATGGTATAATAGAGCCAAAATTACTACTACATATAGTGTTTTATGGATAAATTGATTGAGCAATTAAAGCGTCACGAGGGCTATCGAAGTCGCATGTATCTTTGTACGGCTGGCAAGGAAACCATCGGATACGGTTATAACCTGAAAGCTAACCCTCTGCACCTAAGTAGCCTAGAGATCAGCAATGCTTATAAGAACGGTATTAATGAAGTCGAAGCAGAAAGGATACTAAAACTCATGGTATCTAAATGCATTGATCAGCTAGAAGAAGCCATACCCTTCATCAATAAACTCGATACGGTAAGACAAGATATATTAATAAACATGTGCTTCAACATGGGATTAGTCGGATTACTTAAATTCAAGAAAACATTGCAGCTTATTGAAGCTGGGGACTATGCAAAGGCCTCAGTTGAAATGTTAGCAAGCAAATGGTCAAAAGATGTCGGCAATAGAGCGCTGGAATTATCAACACAAATGAAGACAGGGGTTTATGCAGCCGTCTGAGTATTATTCAGAAATAGGAAGGTCAAACATTGCTAATGAGGTATGGTCATTAGTTAATGATGGCACAGAATGGAAAGCGCATAACTCTTTTCTAGCTAAACAAATTCCAGAACATATTTATCTTCAAGAGCCATTACTTAAGTATTTGTCTATTAAACATTCGTTATTGGTAGGCATCTTAATGATGCACCCATTCCATGTTTATAACTGGCACACAGACGGAAACAGGCGATGTGGTATTAACTTACTTCTTAGCGATAGCCCAAGCCATTGTCTATTCACTGATGATGAAACAATAACTAATTCAAAAGTTATAGAGTTGTCATATATGCCAACTACTTACTACGCATTTAATACAGATAAAAAGCACATGGTTGTTAATCTAAATCGTCCACGCTATTTAATGAGCGTTGAGATAGATGGTGGCAAAAATACAATCAGCTATGACGAATTACTGAAGGAGTTAGAAGAATATGTCTAAACCGAAAACTACGGCTATTTATGGCTAAAAGTAGCACATCAGGACAGGGTCGCCCCAAAGGTATTCCAAATAAGCACACAGAGTCCGCTAGAGAAGCGATAGCTCAATTTGTTGATGGTAACGCACATAGATTAACCGGCTGGCTTGATGAGGTCGCACTGACTAATCCTGAGAAAGCCTTTCAGATGTTTCAATCAGTCGTTGAGTATCACATCCCGAAGCTCGCACGAACAGATACGACTTTGACAGGGGCAGATGGTGGACCGGTCAAGATAGAGAAGATTGAGGTTGTCTTTGGCCGCGATAAGAGCTGAGTTCCCTCCAGCTCTAAAGGCTATATTCGAGCCTAAACGCTATAAGGTCATCTATGGTGGTCGTGGATCTGGAAAGTCTTGGAGTGTTGCTAGGGCATTGCTGATAATGGCAGTGACTAATCCAATTCGTGTGCTTTGCGCTAGGGAGACACAGAACTCAATTCAAGAGTCGGTTCATTTCCTGCTTAAAAAGCAAATAGAAGATATGGGTTTTGCTGATCTTTTCACTATCCAACAGAATCGAATCATTGGTGTTAATGGCAGTGAGTTTGTTTTTGCCGGTATTCGTCAGCAATCCATAGTAAACCTAAAATCATTTGAATCGTGTCAATATTGTTGGGTGGAAGAAGGTCAGGTTGTCACAAAAAAATCTTGGGATGCGCTTGGCCCAACAATTCGTGCGCCAGGCTCAGAGATCTGGATAACATTCAACCCAGAGCTGGACACTGACGAAACCTACAAGCGATTTGTGCTTGATCCTCCAACTGACTCGGTCATTATCAAATGCAACTATGTCGATAACGAATGGTTTAGCGATGAACTAGAAAAGGAGCGCCTAGATTGCTTAAAGCGAGATCCAGAAGGATACAAAACAATATGGTTGGGTGAATGTCGCCCAGCGGTTGAAGGTGCTATTTACGCACAAGAGATCACCAAGCTATTACTTGAAAAAAGGCAAGGCCGCGCTCCTTACGATCCGCTACTTAAAGTTCATACCGTCTGGGATTTAGGCTGGAATGATTCAATGAGTATAGCGATGGTGCAGCGCACTGGTTCGGGTGAGGTTAGGGTTATTGATTACATCGAGGACTCGCACAGAACGCTAGACAGCTACGTTGATGAATTGCGTAACAAGTCCTATAACTGGGGAACAGATTACATTCCGCATGATGGTCGTAGCCGTGACTTTAAATCTGGAAAATCGACTGAAGAAATGTTGCAAGCCTTTGGTCGTTCTGTGTTCGTGCTAGGTCGTGATGACATTGAGGAGGGTATTAAATCAGCCCGTATGATGTTCGGCAGAGTGTGGATAGATGATAAGGCCTCAGCATTGTTAAACCAGCTTAAACGCTACCGAAGGACGCAGAATCAAAGCACTGGTACATTTGGTGCGCCACTGCATGATGATAGCTCACATGGTGCTGACTGCTTCAGATACATAGCAATGGCTGAACAGCACATGACAAACGACACTTGGGGTGGTGGTAAGCTCAAGTATCCGTCCTTAAATTACAATTGACATGTGTTATGTTATAACATTGCAAATATGGTATAATTAACACAAATGGAAAGGAGTGAGTATGCATTATCTATTCAATCGTTTAAAAGAACCATCAACTTGGCGAGGCGTTATCTGGTGCTTATCTGCCTTTGGTGTCTATCATTTTTCTGACGACCAGACCGCTGCTATTACTGCATTAGGTATGGCGGTAGCTGGTGGTGCTGGCATCTTGTCACCAGACAAGCGGTTATAAAAATAGCTTATTGTCGGGAGACAACATGAGTGAAGCAGATATATTAATGCCGGTAGTTGGCATGTTGATGTCAGTTCTAATTGTCGTGATCGGCTGGATGGGCAATAAGCTCCATGAGCGACTCGGTGAGATCAACGAAACACTGGCAACGATAGACAGAGATTTACGGCATGAACTATCAAGACTTGATACACGAGTATCAGTTATCGAAAGCAAGGTCAGCAAATGAGCAAGATGACTGACGACAAGCTCAAGGCACTTACTGACCAAGAGATCAAGCAATCACTTGGTTACGGCTCAGGTGAGCTAACTAAGAACCGTCAGAAAGCCCTCGAATATTACTACGCAAAGCCTATTGGCGACTTAGCGCCTCCTTCTATTGATGGACGTTCTGCGGTGGTTGATACTTCTGTCATGGATACCGTTGAATGGATGCTGCCATCATTGCTTAAGATTTTTGCCGGTGGTGATAAGGTCGTCGAGTTTCAGGCCAAGTCTGAGCAGTTTGAAGAGCAAGAAGATCATATTACTGAATATATTGGTCGTCATGTGTTCTATGTGCAGAATCAAGGCTTCCAAATCCTACACACTTGGTTTAAAGACGCACTCCTTGCCAAGAATGGCATCGTTAAAGTTTGGTGGGATAAAACCACTGACGAAGCCCGTGAAGATTATGTCGGACTTGATGATATTGAACTTGGCATGTTGTTGCAAGACAAGCACGTTGAGCCTATTGAGCATACAGCCTACCCAGATCAACTGACTGGGCAACAGATGTTACATGATATATCTGTCAAGCGTGTCGTTGATAAAGGTTATTGTTGCATCGAGAACGTACCGCCTGAAGAATTCCTTATCTCACGCAGAGCAAAGAACTGCGAAGATTCCCCGTTTGTAGCACACCGATTCGAACGCACCATAGGCGAGCTGAAAGAGGCTGGCTACGATAATGTTGATAACATAAGCTCTGATGAGAATGACGGGGCTTTTGGCTCTGAGCGAGTTTCTCGGAAGATGCAGAATGATGAATCACCGTATCTGGGTGGGCGTGGCAACATGGAGAATGGCGATCCTGCTTCTCGTGTGGTCTGGGTGACAGAGTGCTACTTAAAGGTAGATTATGACGGTGATGGCATACAAGAATGGCGCAAGGTCGTTCGTGCCGGTAATCAGATACTTGAGAATGTTGAGTGTGATGGGCAACCGTTTATCTCACTAACACCGACCCCAATCCCTCACCAGTTCTTTGGCTTATCTGTTGCAGATTTGGCAATGGAAGCACAGCGCACCAAGACTTCTTTAATGCGTGCCTTGATTGATAACTTGTACTTAACAGTCAACGGCAGGACATGGGCATTAGAAGGTCAGGTTAATCTTGACGATCTATTAACATCTCGTCCTGGCGGTATTGTTCGTGTTAAATCACCCGGTGCAGTTGGTCCTATGCAGGCAGGTGGTGGCGATCTAACCTCAGCGATGTCAATGCTGGATTATGTCGACACGCAACGAGGCAATCGAACTGGTTTCACCGCAGAAACTCAGGGCGGTAACATGAACGCGGTTAATCACACCGCAACCGGCATGAACATTGTCACGAATCGTGCTGACATGCGTATTGAATTGATAGCTCGTAATTTCGCTGAAAATGGTGTTAAGAGCCTATTTATCAAGATTCTGGAGTTAGTCTCCAAGTATCAAGATAAAGCCGAGCGAATCAAGGCTACAGGCGGCTGGATAGACATTGATCCGCGTGAGTGGAAGAACCAGTTTCACTTGAATGTGAATGTCGGGCTTGGCACCGGCAACAAAGATCAAATTATTCAGAACTTGACGGCTTTGGGCGCAGCAATGGGGCAAGCAGCCGCCTCTGGTGTTGTCAAGCCGGATAATGTCTACAAGGCAGGTGTTAAGCTCGCTGAGACATTGGGCTTTAGTAACCCTGAGCAATACTTCACCGATCCAGCCACTCAACCACCCCCAGAGTCTAAGCCCGATCCACAGATTGAAACAGCTAAAGCGATGATGGAGATTGAGCGACTAAAGACCGAAGCGAAGATTACCCAAGACCAGCAAAAACTGGAAGCAGATATACAAATGAAGCGTGAGGAATTAGCCGCCAAATACGGGCTAATGAACGAAGAAATCAACCACAAAGTAATTCTTGGACAGCAGGCTAACAATGGACTCTACGCAAGAGCTAATATACCGCAAGCAGCAAGCGGAGGCGCTGGTCAACAGCCCCTTATTCCAGGAAGCGTTCAAACACCTGGACAACCTTTATTATGACAATTGGCTGAATAATTCAGAACTAACGAGAGAAGAGCGAGAAGAGATATGGCGACAGCTAAAAGCAATGCAACACCTGAAACAGTTCTTTCAGACGGTTCTGGAGCAGGGAACGCAGGCAATGCAAACTCTGAATTTGCAGAATTATTAGACTTTTGTTTGGAGGCTGAGTTAGCGAATCCAGCATTGAGAATTACAGAGGTGCTAACTAATGACAAGAAAGCACCTGAGTTTATTCGCTTAAAGTATTCATTTCCAGCCGTTAAGGTAGGAACACCCGGCTACAAAGACAGTAAAGATAAAGTAGTCAGCTTTAAATAGTAACCGAGGCATGTCGGGAGACACCCTCATCCACGCTGAGAAGCGTTATTTTCCTTAAGAGGATATTTTAATTATGGAACCAGAAGCTACCCAATATGAGGGCGCAGAAGTACAACAGGAATCGGATAACTCCGGTAGTGATGATGCAGCATTGTTATCTGCATTTTTGGCGCAAGAAGATCACTCAAGTGATGGCATAGACGCTGCTTCCTCCGACATTCCTGCCGGACAAGAGGTTGAGCCTGTACAGTCAGTTGATAATTTTACCGTCAAAATCAATGGCGAAGAGAAGCAAGTAAGCCGTGACGAGTTGATCGCTCACTATCAAAAGGGAGAGGCATCAAACCAGAAGTTTGAAGAGGCCGCTAACTTACGACGTGAGGTTGAGCAACAGAAAGCTGCGACGACTCAGCAACAAGCGCAATTGCAAAACGCTATCAACCACTTTATGCAGACAGCGAATCAGTGGGCGCAAGAGGGGCAACCTGACTGGGCTAACCTACTGGAAAACAATCCGCATGAATACTTGAGGCAAAAAGAAGTATTCGCTGCACGTCAGGCAGAGTTTAGTAAGGCACAGGCCGCGCAAGCGTACCTAAACGAGCAAAACCAAGCCCAACAGCAGCAAAGCATGGCAGCGCATCTGGAGACAGAGGGCGCAAAAATGCTAGAGATTATCCCAGAATGGAAGAATCAGGACGTAAGGCAAGCGGAAGAGCAAGAGCTAATCAAATACTTGACTGGTAAGGGCTACACCCGTGACGAACTACAAAACTTGAATCAATCCAAAGCCTCTAATATTGCACTGGTGTTAAATTCAATGCGGTATGAAAAGCTAGTGGCGCAATCGAAGGCAGCAGCTAAACAAGTCCAAAACTTACCGCCAAGGGTTGAAAGACCGGGTGTGGCAAGTCAAGGCAATAACAACCGAAGTGAAGCCATGCAGCGTTTAGCAAGGTCAGGATCAATTGACGATGCAACCAGCGCCTTTGCAGCTTTGTTCGGGTAATCATGCCGAGAGGCACATTAATTTAAGCAGGAATATATAACATGGCTATCGTAACAGGAACCTACCAGACGTTCCAAACCAAAGGTATTAAAGAAGATTTGGCGGATCTTATCTACCGAATCACACCGACTAAAACTCCTTTCCTTTCAGCAATTCCAAAGGTTAAGGCCACTAACACTTTCCACGAATGGCAAACTCAAGATTTGGCGGCAGTATCTGCTAACGCTCAAATCGAGGGCGATGACGTATCATCATTTACTTCTGTAACACCAACTGTCCGTTTGGGTAACTACACTCAGATTTCTACTAAAAACGTAGTCATCTCAGGTACTAACCAAGCTGTTAAATCAGCCGGTCGTAACAACGAAATGTCTTATCAATTAAGCATGAAGTCTGCTGAATTGAAAAGAGACATGGAAGCGGCTTTATTATCTGCTGCTAACGGTGTATCTGGTGCAGTATCTAACGCTGGCAACTCAGCAACTCATGCTGGTTCTACTTCTGCTGCACGTCAGTTAAGAGGTCTTGAAGGCTGGATCGCTACTAACGTAGACTTAGGCGTATCGGGTGTTGCACCTGTATACACAATGGGTTCATGGGCGGCTCCGACTGACGGTACTCAACGTGCCTTTACTGAGACTCAGTTAAAGAACGCATTACAGTTAGCGTATGCACAAGGTGGCGAGCCTGATTTAATCATGGTAGGGCCTGGTCAAAAACAAACTTTCTCAACTTTCACTGGCGGTTCAACCCGTTTTGATAAAGCTGAAGATAAGTCTGTGACGGCGGCTGTTGATGTTTATATTAGTGACTTTGGTACGCTGCAAGTGGTTCCTAACCGTTTTCAACGGACTCGTACTGCGTTTATTTTGGAAACTGAAAAATGGGCATTGGCAACATTGCGTTCATTTGACACTGTTGATCTGGCTAAAACAGGTGACGCAGAAAAGAAACTTATCACAGTTGAATACACACTAGAGTCTCGTCAAGAGAAGGCTTCTGCTGCTGTAAAAGACTTGTCTTAAGACTTAACCTGAGTGGGTGTAACAGCCCACTCAACCTACTGTCGGGAGACACTAGATGATTGATGATGCAATCCAAATTCAAGCCACAGGTGTCAGCTTAACGACATCCGGCACAAGCACCAATGCTACTATTCCAAATACAGCCAGTGGCACAAAGCCAAAGTATATACGTATCTGCGTAACAGCTAACTGTTTTGTTAAAATCGGTCCTGCTGGTGTAGCCGCTACAAATACCGATATTTTAATGATTCCTACTGACCATTTAATGTTGAAGGTGTCAGGCAACACTACGATCGCTGCGATACAGCAAGCAGGTGCTGGTATCTGTAACGTTATGCCACTGGAAGATTTGTAATGTTGTCTCACTTAAGCGTGCAAGATGACTTGATGGTCGTCAAGTCCATGCAAGACGTTCAGCCTATATTGCAGTCTGTTAAAGACAAGGTAGAAGTGGGTGATGTAGGCTCGAAGGACATGAAACATGCCGCTACTATACCGATGGTGGTTATTGAGGCTTACATGAACCGCGTCGGCTTAACTTTCCAAGAGTTCTTGCGTGATAAAGAGCATATTAAAGCCATGCTAAATGATAAGTCACTTGAGGGCTTTCGTGTCTGGAAAGGGGCTGTCTAATGGCTATCGCTAACTATTCAGATTTATCAACAGCAATCGGCACATGGCTACACCGTACAGACTTAACGGCTGTTATTCCTGACTTTATCAGGCTTGCTGAAGCCAGAATGCAGCTTGATCTGGATACGCGGCAATTAGACAAAGTGACCGCCCTAACCACAACATCAGGCACGAACACAATCGACTTACCAAACGACTTTAACAAGGCCAGATCGCTGTCGATGATATCAGGAGGTGTCACCATTGTCTTAGACGCTATGCCACCTGAGTTATTAGTGCAACGCTGGGGAAGTTATACCTCCTCGATGCCAAGAAGTTACTCCATCCGAGGCAGTAATTTACTGCTAGGTCCAACACCCAACGGCAACTATTCATTGACGTTAGAGTATCAGGCAACGATACCGGGCTTATCTGACACCAACACAACCAATGATATTTTAACTAATTATCCTGATGCGTACCTACATTGCTGTTTGATCTACGCAGGGCAATACACCCGTGATAATGAAATTATAGCCGGCATGGAAAGCCTATACAGCGCTGATGTTGAGCGCATTAATTTACAAAACTGGGGGCAATCAGCCACCATGACTATGAAGCAGGGGTAAATAATGGCACTTGAAACAGGTAACTACATCAATGATCTAGTCATTACTAACCCAACATCAACCGACCCAAAGAGTCAGGGCGATGACCAGATAAGACTGCTCAAAACAGTTTTAAAAGAAACGTTAAATGGCTTTACTGGAGCGATTTTAGTCACTGCAACCGATACAGGTACAGCAACAGGTCATGTTTTAACGCCTAGCACAGCTCTAGTTGGCTACACGCCTATGTTATGTTTGCTATATAAAGCAAATGTTACCAATACGGGAGCATTGACAGTTAACGTGTCTGGATTAGGTGTTAGATCAATTAAAACAATGGCTGGTGCTGATCCTACTGCAGGTGATATTGTTGCTGGTTATCCGATGCTGTTAATGTATGACGGAACTAACTTTGTTACATTAGGTGGTTCTGAGTTTTTAAGCAAAACAGGAACTCAAAAGTTAACAGGTAACTTTACTGTTGATGGTAATGAAACTGTTACTGGCAATGGGTTAATTGGTGGAACCTTAGGCGTTACAGGAAATACAACTCTTACCGGAACCTTAGGCGTTACAGGGTTAACAACACTTAATGCAGCGGTAGGATTAACACGCACGGCTGGTGATAATACGGTTAATCTTGCAACAACATCGTTTGCAATGAACATGTTATCTCCAACATTTTCTGGCGTGCCAATTTCTACAACAGCATCCCCTGGAACTAATACAACGCAAATAGCAACTTGTGCGTTTGTTGTGGCTCAGGCGTTTAATTCTGCGCTACCAGCACAAGCAGGAAACTCAGGAAAGTTTGTTACAACTGACGGAACTAATGCCAGTTGGGTATCAATTTCTGTTCCAGATTATTTATTATTAGCACAAGGAATTATTTAATATGTCAACAACAGCACAATATGCCTCAACTCCCGTATTTGGAGCGGCACTACTAACAACCGCAGATACTTCATTGACTGCACCTACAACAGTTGGAACAGTCTTAACGGCTGGTTCAAATGGCACTCGTATTGATTATATTGATATTCAAGGCGTAGCAACTACCGTTTCAGGTATTATTAATTTGTTTATTTATGATGGTACAGCCTATCATTTATGGCAACAAATACCTATTGTAGCAGTAACATCAAGCACCACAGCAACGGCTTTTAGCACTACAACATCAACTAATAATTCGCCTAATGTAATGCCAATGATTATTCCAACTGGATATTCTTTAAGAGCAACAACAACTATTGCACAAACTGGTGTAAAGGTAATCGCTTATGGAGGTAATTTCTAATGAATAAAGGTTCTTATGGTTATCCTTTGCCACCTAATAATTTTGTTCGTGTTGCTCCTCCTGAATGGAAACAATATAAATTAATCACTACTACTACATCAACTGAAACTGTTCCACAAAACGTCTTTCAAATTGGCGT